CTTTTGTTGAGTTGCCCAGTGGTCGCATACCCGCCCTTGAAAAATTTTAGCGTCTCGTCACCGATGCCTTTGTCGTTATAAAATTTATAATGGGGCAGTAGCTTGCCTAGGCAGTCGGGGGGGTATATCTCTTCCATTTCTATTTTTTCTTCAGAAGCTTTTCTTGTATAAAAGGAATCCAGCTCTTCTTCTAAATATTTTTTTACTTCATCGTGGTCGTTCGTTCCAAGGGTGATTTCGACCAAGCGCTGGAATGGCGAAAACTGGCTCCCCTGTACGTGGTCTTTCCATACTCCAGTGTCTTTGTAGATTTGGATTGCTGTTTTATTATCTCCATTTCTAAAAATGGCATTTGTCTGCCAATAAGACCCCCTGTCCGAAAGCTTGTACCCTAGGTCTATGAGCGACTGTTTGATTTTTTCCGAAGTCATATTATATGTCTGGGGCTTCATCGACCCCATCTTGTTCTGGGACAACCCCAGCAAACTCTCTATGGTCTACAAGGTCTTGTAGGTCTCCCTTTTCGACGATACTGAAATTTTCCATGTGAATATTTATGTAATTTTTTCTTTTGCTTCCGTCTTCTAACTCAACTGGCTGAATCGCCCTGTGTACGTCCTTTCCTAGCCATCTGTACTTTAGGCAAATTAATTTATGGGTGCCAAAGTCTGGAGGTTCGGACTGAATTTCGTCCATGGTTTTTTGCCTTAGCAGGAAAAGGTGCGAGCAAAATTGGGTGATTTGGTCAGATAGGGACACTATGCTTTCGTCATCAATTATGGAGTCAGAGTTTCTGTTGTTCGTTATGCCTAGCCTGTTGCTTTGAACGCTGGTTAGCATAGAAACGACGGGGCCATTCTCGAAAGAAAGTTCTTTCTGGATCAACTGCTTGAATTTATCTACCATCCTGCCAACCATTTCCCACGAGCTTAGCCCAGAGGTTTTTTCGTAAGTTGTCTTAATATAGTCGAAGCTAAAAATCATTTGATTTCCTCTTCCGACTTTAGCGTAGTAGAACCTTCTTATTATATTAATCATGCTTTCTATTGAGTGTCCCGCCACATTATAGTAATAAAATTCAAAGTTTTGCACCTGTTTCCAGACGGACCTAACCTTATCTACCGTTTCTTTGCCAGCCTTTCTCCATAGTCCAGTTTCCAGTAAGTGCATCGGCACTCCAGAGAGGGACGCGCACTGTCGGATTATTAGCTCCTCTTTACTCATTTCGCCATTATCAAAGTGTAGAACTGGGACGTTGTTATTTTTCGAAGAAACCTTGGTGCAGAAGTCCATGCAGAATTGAGTTTTCCCAACTCCAGCCCTTGCGACGACAACGGAAATGTTTCCTGGCCTCAATAAAGATCCAAAACATTCGTTTAATCTTTCGTGCGGCCCCATTAGTCCAAACTCCTCAATAGGGTTATCTCCGCGATCTTCTATAAATTCCTCCATCGAGGAGAAGAGGTTCTCTGGAATGTCTCCGCCAATTTCATATAGATTAATTTGGTCGTTATATATTTTGTCCGCTTCAGAAACTATATCGTGGTAGGAGACCTCTGAGCCAAGGGACTTCATTTTTTTTGCAACGCTAAGGGACGAGTCATGAATATCCCTTCTTATTGTTAGTTTTTTTATCTCTTTCGCGGCCTTGGTTACTCCACCTTCGGAGATTTGCCTCATGGATAAAGCTTTAATGTAATCTATTGGGTTTATATTGTCCTCAAAGGAAATGCCCAGAGACACAACCCTTTGGCTCAAAATTACTTCGTCTAACGCTTCTCCAGATTCGAGGGCTTGTCTAAGCACGCAAAATATGGTTTTGTTTACTGCGCTATTTCTGTCGTAGAAGTCTTTTTCTGTAATAAATGGGGCTATCGCGGGATAAGAGTCTGGATGCTTTATTAGTCCAGCAAGAAGATGTTGCTCTAGTTCGTATGAATATACCATTTTTTAATGGTATCATACATTGAGATTTTTGTCAAGGATTATCTTCTCCCTCTAAGTCGATTGGGGTTTCGCTAGAAGCCGCTTGTTCTAGATATTGCTCCAGCGTCTTGCGGAGTCCCATTTCTACAATCGCGGAACACGTTTTCGTTATGACTGCGGGGTGACCGTTTTGCGAAACATAAGCCAGTAGGAAGCCGCTGTCTCCGTCTGTGGAGCCAGTGCATTCAAATAGCTGGTTAACTAAAGATTCTGGAAGATGGAACATTTCCAAGTTGTCTGGATCTATTTCTTCGTGGTCCATTGTTTTAATTTACACTTATTATAATATAACTCCAAACTTTTTGAACAAGTTTTTGTTTATCTCTTCGCCCCTGTAGACTTCCACCAAGGTAATATTGTTTAGCTCGCAGAAGTTTATTTTGCTCATATCCCTCCTGAGTTGGCTGATATAATTGGCCTTGTTGCCCCCGTGGAAAAAGGGGATATATTTTGTATGCTGTTCTCCCTGAACTTCTACGGCAACTTTTTTGTTCGCATTGTAGAAATCTAAGGTAAGTTTTGTTCCTGCCACGGGGAACTCTTCAAATACAATATGATGCTTCCAGTACTTGCTGAGAAACTGTTTCGTGGCAAATTGTATCTTGCTCCTGCTTTTGCCGTTCCAGCTTATTAGATATTTCTTTGCCTTGTGGATGGTTCGGGTTTGCCCAGTTAGTGTTTTAAAGCGCATCTCCTAGTTTTTTAAAATCCCTATAAAGGAAGTCTGTCATTTTTTTATTTTTCTCTAAATGCTCGATAAGCTTGGGTTCTCCTTGAATTTTTTCTGGGCAATCGATTTTTTTTTGCTTTAATTCTTTTATGATTTGGTCGGAGAAGGATATCCATGCCCCCTTTTTTTCTATTAGCCCAAAGAGGTAGAGCATATCTAGTATTTCCCGCTCTCTCCAAATTGAGCTCCCATTAGCTCTTCCGTATCTAATTGGGTACCTCACCTGTGACCCAGTTTTTTCATTAATAGACTTTCGGAACCTTACTTTGCAGTAGTGTCCTATCGGTGCGCCCTTGTCGTCCAGTCTGGATGCATTTGGGTTTGAGAAAATAATATCCGAGTTGTACCTGTCCTCGAATTCTAGTATAAAATTTGAGTAGTGTTTGATTGCGTTTCCTCCCGCCTGTTTCACTTTGGGGCCTCCCCTTGACGCATACGGGTTTGTTGAGACCTCGACTCGAACTTGGCTAGTGAGTATCATCATGTGTCCCATTTTGGTGATAGGTAAAACCATTTTTTTTAAGAATACGGAGGTGATTAATGCGCCTCCCGCCACTTGTTCTGATTCCGCAAAAGGCTTGTCTATGTCTCCAATTCTACAGAGGGCATCGACGCTGTCAACGACAAACATATATTTCTTATTTTCTTCGTTTCTAAAGACCAGCTCTCTGATCAATTCAAAAACCTTTTCAAATATGTTGCAGTCGAATACAAAAAATTTGTCTTCTGACGTGTCCAGCCCTGCCCTGTTTAGCATTTCCGCGTTCAGCCTGCCTTCGCTTTTTATGTAAACAACCATCCCGCCCTTATCGAAATGTTTTTGAAAGTTTTTCGCGACAGCTAGCGCACAGCTGGTTTTGCCTCCTTCGTTAACTCCAGTAAACCTATGAGCCCCAGGGGAAAGTCCTCCGCCCAGTGCCATGTCTAGGTTTAGGCTGCCAGAGGAGATTTTGTAATCCTCTGTTTCGTAGAAGTTGTAATGGTATTTTTTATTATCCTTGTCAGATAAAAAGTTGGCGATCTGGTCTTTTGCCGTCAGAGTTTCGGTTTTTGTCATTTCACTCCCCTAGGAAATCTTTAATTGTTTTCGGTTTTCTTGTATATGATCTATTTTCTCCAACAATTTTTCCAATGGGAATTGTTTTTCTCTTGGGGATTTTATAATTAAATTCGTTATATTTTTTCTTTAAGAGAGATAGTCCAGATTCGGTTTTGAAAAATAAAAGCGAGTTTGGTTTCGGTGTGAATTTTACCTTCGTCCAGAATTCCATATTGCTAAAGCCAGACAACAGGTCGTTGAGGAGCTTCATCTCTCTGGCCCAAAAGTTTCTTTTGTTTTGGTTTGGGATCTCTAGGAGGCTTTGTAGGAGGTGTCTCTTGTTTGGTTTTTTCACGCAATAATAATACCATCTGGGACTGGAAATGTCAAGGCTTAAATGTATAAATGGGTCTGTGTTTGTTATACTCTATATTATCCATGCGTTGGTC